AGTTGACGAACCCAGGCAGCCGCATGATCCGCGGCCAATCGCAGATCGACTGATCAGAGCCCAAGGCCGAGGAGATCGCCCGCATCCGCTCGTGCCACGCGACGGCGTCATACATCGGGTCAGTCAGACGCCACCAGCAATGGACGCCGCCGCCGCTCTCGATGATCGCAGTCGGCATCGGAAAGCCAGCCGCTCGCACGCGAGCCAACGCGTCCTCGACAACGACGCCTCCGTCGAAGTCAGCGAACACGCACCGGGCCAGGGCTACGCCTTCGGCTTGGGAAGCGTTCTTGGTCTTCCTCGGGTTTGCCCCGAAGTATGCGTGGACGCGCTGGTTCTCGTCACGGTTGATCCGCTCGAGCCAGTCGACGATGTCCGGTAGTTCCGTGAGCGGCGACCAGCGACGGCCAGCCGAAGGCGGGAGCGGCCGGTACTCAATGATGTCCTCGGGCTCGAAGATCGCGCCGAGGAAATCAATGCACTGCGATAGAGCGTCCATTACCTATCCATGTGTGGGTGAATGATCTTGTGGCACGGCACGCACACGCCGACCAGCGTGTAGAGAGGCTCAAGCCCGAATGTCTTCGGATATTCAAGGTGATGGACGTGCCTAGCCTCTCTGTCTCCGCATGACTCGCAGATGCCTCCGCATCGCCACATCACACGTTCACGCTTGGCCGCCCATTCTTCTGAGCGAAGGTAGGCGTTGTAGATCTGCCACCACGCAGCAGATCGCTCGCCACGCTGCGCCTTCATAAACTCTTCGTTTTTCAGCCTGTATTCCGCAGCGCATCGCTCGTAGTCGTCGAGCGTTTTCTGCTCCAGAAGGTCGTCCCAAGGTTCTGAAACGCCAGACATTGAGACGTTTGCGCCAACGCCCTGGCCGCACTTGACGCACTGCATCTTTGCCCGCAGGCCAGTTTTGTATTGCTTAAGCCTCGGGCGGAGTTCGTGCTGGCACAGCTTGCTCCAGTGAGTATTCCAAGGCGCCTGCGAGTGGTCCGGCATCTGCGGCCGTGGAGGCGTCGCGAACGGCATCATTGACGAGATGTGAACGAACCCTGATCGCTGCATAGTCGCAATCCATTGCGAAACGATTTCCTCGGCCGCACGTCAACGAGACGCCGCCGTGACTTGCCACTCCCGCTCCCTACACCCGCCGCCATTCACCACCCACCGCCCGGTCAACGCGACGTCGCCAGTGCGGCAGAGCTCGCTCAAGCGCTTCCCGCACTGATGCGGCAACAGCCCGCACCGCTTCGCGATCTCCGTCTGCCCCGCAGGCCCGGCCCGCAGCGCCTCGAGGATCGCGGCGGCGTGACGGCCGGCGAATGCCTTCGCCTTCACTGCCGCCTGGTGCGACGTCTCGGGATCCGTGCGTCGCGCCGCCGGCTGTGCGAACAGCGGCAGCACTTCTTCCGGCGGCGGCGTGATGTAGTGCGGTCTCATCCGAACCCTTTCGTGTATTGGCCCCGTGTCGTGGGGCAGTCGGCTGCGTCACTTGTGGAGTCAAGCCGCAGCAGCGGCAGTTACACGCCACCACGCCGCTGGTTGCCAGATGTTGGTGAACGGTGACACCAGCTAAGGCCACTGGGGGCCGGCGAGATCAGTCCGATGCCTCCGGGGGGGGCTTGTAAGACCGGGCGACGTATTCAGCCGTCGGCGGCTCGTACTGGTGCAGCCGCTCGACAACAGCCTCGTAGTCCTCGCGTAGCCGTTGCTCTCGCGCCGCCTGCCGTGCCTGCATGGCGTCAAAGTCCCTGACGAACTCAGCCATGCGTGGCCTGCCGGATCGCTCCAAGTACGCGACGATGTCGTCGGCCCTGATCACGATCGGCTCGACGGGATGCACGACCTCACGCCACGGTCGTGGCGTGTAGTTACTTCGCGCCATTGGCTGCCTCCTGCCGCATCCGTGCGGCCTGGTCCGCGAGCAGCTTTGCCCACTTCTCGACGGTGCCGGCGGCATCCGCCATCGCAGCCGCCTTTGTCGGGTGCCAGCCGGCAGCCGGTGCGATGTAGCCACCGCTCGACAGCCGCACCATCGGGCTGCCGTCGATGGTCAACGGCTCGCCGACCTGGACGTAGACGCTGATGCCGTCTTCGCCGATCCGCTCGTAGGGCTCAGCCTTGTAGAGGTAGGTCATGGATGCGTCCTTTCAGAATGGGATGTCGTCGTTCGTGATGCCCGGCGCCGCCGCCTTCACCTTCGCCGCCGGCGTGCGGGCGACGGGCTGCGGCGTGGGCGTCCGCTCGGGCTGCGGCTCATCCGGCAGAGCCGAGAACGACCAGACGTTGACGTAGTTGCCGCCGCTCGGCTTCGGCTTGTGGCGGATATCGGCGAGCAGCCGCCGCCCCACGAGGTCGTCGTACTCGAGCGACTTCCACTCGTCGGACGAGATGCCGAGCGCCTTCCTCATCTGCGTTGCGAGCACGTTCGCCCACTTCGCACCACGCTGGAGCCGCAAGAACACCCAGCCATAGCGACGGTCGTCATGGACAAGCCGCACTTCAAGTTGGTCGGTGTCGTTGATCACCTGTTTGATCTGGAACTCGTGCGTGCCGGCAGGCACGTCGAGCCTCTCGCTCTGCGTCGCCGGTGCCGTGTCCTCAAGGTCTTCATCTGCGGGCCAGTCCATGCCGTCGTCCTTTCGTGCTGGTGTTTCCGTGCGTTTCCGCTTCATCAAGTGAAAGCTGTCATGCCATGCCATCACTGCCTCGCTTCCGCCTCAATCTCTTCTGCATCGAAGTGATCGACGCCGTTGTCGATCGCCTCATGCGTCAAGGCCGGGGCAGCCGTGTATCGACGGTGCTGGATTGGCTCGGCGTGGTTATTCACCGTCACGCTCACGCTCGGCCGCATCCTGTCGGCCTCATCTGGATCAACGATGCCGCTGAATCCGAAGGCGTAACGAATCGCCTGAATCGCGGCTTTGTGCCGCAGCATCCGTGCCGGCCACTTCTTCCACGGCTCCGTACCCTGGCGGCACTCAGCGAGGTATTCGGTGACCTCAATGGGGTGGCTGCGATCCTTGCGATGCACCTGGGCGGTGATCGCCAGCAGTTGCCCGTCGTCGCCCAGGCGGTCGACGAACGTGATGCCGTCGTAGGCCGTGTGGTTGTTTGCCATCGTCATCCAGCCGTCGATGCCGACGATCGGCTGAATCCCGCCGCCACGGGTGGGGAAGGCGTAGATTTCCTTGGTGACAGGGTTCAGCCCGTACTCGTTCGCCACCAGGAGGAATGCGGCAAACTGCTCCTTTGTTGCCTTGTCGCAGCCGCATGTCGCCCTGACGGTCGCCTCAAATGCGGCGGGCTCCATGCCAAATCGAGAGGCCATCGACAACAGGATGCTTTTGCGATCCTGCGGGTGTGCTAGTTGCGTGCTCATCGTCGCGTCCTTTCGTGTCGTTTCGTTCGTGAAATCCCGCTCTGCGTCCTGCTCGGCGGGTGTGATCTGCGTCCTTGCTGCTGCCGTCTCCGACGGCCACTCCTTCCGCCGGCTGCGTCCTGCGGGCCAGCGGTCCTTTCGTGAGTCAGAACGGCAGCACGTTGCCGGTGGGCCACGGCCGCGGGTCGACCTCGACGATGTCGGTGGAGGTCTCGACCAGCAACTTGCCGGCGTAGTGCGAGAGCACCTTGCCGTCGTCGAAGCTCCGCTCGCTCCAGCCGGCGAGGCGGAACGAGATGTGGTCGCCGACGGCGAACGTGTCGAGCGGTCGCGGAGAGCCGTAGGTGTCGGCCATGCCCGCCACGGCAGCGAGGTATTCGGGGGTGTGGGCGTCAGTCGTGCTCATGGGGGCGGTCTCCTTCGTGGGTGGGGCGCAAGTGTACGCCTGTGCAGTGCAATGGCAAGCGTCGAAAAGTACTGGAAAACAAGCGGTGGAGCGGTTTGTGTTTGTTGGAAAAACGTACAGCGGCCAACGGTGCCTGGGTCGTTTCTGTGTGTCGGTAGCGGTAGTTGAGATACACGGTAGCGGTAGTTGCGTCAACCAAAAAAAGCTTTGGCGGCTGTAATGGCGAAATCCACGACAGACGCCACGGCTCTAGCGAGATCCGAATCGGTGCCGAGCTCCTGGCCGAGGCGGACCATGACGAGCGATTGAATGATGCGGTCGATGTGGCGTTTCATCGTGTGGCCCTCCGTGGCCGATCGCCAGCCGGCTTGATTGCCGGATGGCGGCTGTTCGTCAGACAATCACAAACTGGCCGGTGCGATCGCTGCGGTAGGCCATCATCGCTGCGCCACGGACGCCGTGAAGCAGATAGCAGCAGCCGTCGAATCCACGAGCAATGAGGTCGGCGGCGAGCTTGGGGTGCTCGTAGGCTTCGGCCGTCTTCTCGACGCGGTACTTGCGGCCCTTGATGATCGCCTCAACCACCTGCCCGTACTGATTCGTCATCCATCCCATCGTTTCGTCTCCGGCTTGCGGCTGCGAGTCTCAATCGCTCGCGTGGGGGTACTATACGGTATCGGTAGTTGGGCGTCAACAGCTTGACCAAAATATTTTTCTGGCCAGTTTCGCCCGAAGAAAACGCTACTTTCGGCGTTTGGCGGCTTTTTTAGCCGGGCGACGTTTGGCTGCCGGCCGCTTGGCGGCTGCCCGCTTGCCCTTTGACCGCGTTGTGAGGGCGTTGCGTGCCTCTGTGGCGGCAGAAACCGGGATCAGCCAGACGCGTTTTCCGAGCCTGCGGCCCCGCAATTTACCTTCACGGAGCAGCATCCGCACCCACCCGTCGGTGCAGCCCATGAAGTCCACGGCCTCGGAAACCGTGAGGTATTCGCCGTCTTCGAGCTTCTGCACCATCGTGACCATGCCCCGATACTACCGATACCCGGTAGCTCGGTCAATTTTAGGCCGCCTGGCGGGCCTCTTGCCTGGCCCCGCGGCCCCCTGGATACTGTACGTAACTGCAATGGAGGATAGGGTACTGAATATACGTACACTATTCCCTGACGCCGCAAGCCCGAACGAGACGACGCCAATGATTTCATCGACCAGAATACTTCGCGAAATCTACGAACACGAATACGCCGTGCTTGCCACGCATTCTGAGGCGTGCCGCAAGCAATATCGGATGACCCTGGACCGTTGGGGCGGCGTCCTCGGCCATGAGCCGACGGTAGACGACCTCGACGACCTGGTGGTGCAGCAATACCTCGCCGTCCGCCGGCAAAACGTGAAGGCGGCGACTGTCCGCAAGGATCGAAACCAGATCGCCGCCCTGTGGGGCTATTGCGCCAAGCGGCGGTACGTCGAGCGGTTCCCGACACTCCAGCAGATCCGGGCGCCGGGCCGGATCCCGAGGGGCTACACGGTCGATGACGTGTCGGCACTGCTGCGACAGGCGATGCGGCGGCGTCCGCCGATGAAGCAGACGAAACACCCGCACATCTTCTTCCCGACCTTGATCAGGTCGTGCTGGGAGACGGCAGAACGGATCGGAGCCCACCTGGCACTAGAGTGGCAGGACGTCGACCTTGTGCAGCGGTTCATCGTGTTCCGCGCCGAGAGCCGCAAGGGTGCCACCCGCGACATCATGCGGCCAATCTCGCCAGACCTGGCACTGTGGCTTGAGCAGATGCGAGGCGCCGAAGGCGAGCGTGTCTGGCACTGGGTCGGCGACAAGACGACGCTCTGGTATCAGTTCAAGAAACTGTGCAAGGCTGCCAACGTCACCAATCGTGGCTTCCACGGGCTGCGAAAGTCGGCGGCCAGCTACATCGCAGCGGCCGGCGGCGACGCTACGCAGCTTCTGGATCACAGCAACCCTGCGATCACCAAGCGGCACTACCTAGACGAGACGATTGCCCGGCCGAGACAGACAGCCATCGACCTACTCCCGCCCCTCGACCTCGACGGCCCGCGGCGTGACACGCCGTAAAGCCTTGCCAGACGTCGCTCTTCAACTTTCTTTCCTGCCGCTCGTCGTTGCTAGCCTGCCGCGCTGCGCCGTACAGTTTTATGCCTTCACTTCATCGGGAGAGTCCCCATGCGATATGCGCTTTTGATTGTCGCCTGGATGCTTGTCTTTAGCGTTGGTAAGGCTGATGAATCCGGCTCACTTGAAGCGGAATCGACGGCCGTAACGTCCAATGAATCCGACTACAGCAAAGAGGAGTTGTTGGACGCAAAACGGTCTCGCGAGAGGAAGCTAGAAGAGATTCGCAGCGAGGTGTTGCGGCGCCAGGGTGTCCTAAACGGTAGCCGCAGCGCATTGGACTCAGACCATAGGCGCGAACTAAAGGCAGCGTTGGCCGAGAAGAAACAAGAATTCGCGATCGCGCTTAAGCAGCCAGTGTCGTATTGGATCGAGCAATCGAAAATAGACAGGAAACTAGAGGAGGAGCAGGCCGCGAAAGCAATTGAGGATGCAAAGCTAGCGAGAGAGCGAGCGGCAATCGCTGCCAAGGCTGACGCGGAGCGTGTTGCTGTCAGAGGGCCGCTTGTGATTGAGGCAGCAGGGCTGCGGCCTAACCTAATCAACGTGCCTGCATTGACGCTCATAGTGGCAAACCGGTCGCAGCAAGCAGTGGTCGCGTACACGATCTCCGTGGAATGCCGCGATAGATTTGGAGACGAGGCCGTCGAGATCAAACGCGACAACATTTACAGAGGCATCTCGCAATCCACAGTTCCTGCCGGCCAGACCGAGCGAGGCACATGGAACCTAAACCTGCATCGGAACGCCACTAAGGTCAAAGTGTGGTTTAGTCGCGCAAAGTTCGCCGACGGCACCGAGTGGCAGCAGTCAGACGCAGAAGCGATTGAAAACAGGCGTTACGCCAGCGTCGACATGGAATGACGCGGCGTGACCAGCCGCCGGGCTAGGCGAGCCGCTCCAGCAGCTTGCGGAGCGTGGCGGCGTAGTGAATCCCGGCAAGCCTTGACGCCGCGTGTGCCACCGCCTCCCGCTCCTCGTCGGTGAGCGTGGGCGAGCGGTAGAGCGGCACAGTCCTGCCGCCGTTCTCGGTGGCCCACGCGCCGTCTAGAGTTGTATCGCCGGAGCCCATAGCGGGTAGCGTCACGGGTTTATCAGTCCCGCCGCATCCGCGACCGCATGAAGCGGAATCTGTACGGGCTGTCGCCGCCGGCGCGGCGTCATGATTTGCCATGCGTTGCTCCTCATTGGCAGTGACGTAGCGGTGGAGATCGCAACTCCACGCCTGCGAGTGCGCAACGCCAGACGTTCGCGTTTCAGGCGGGCGAGACACTGGCGCAGCAGAAACCTCTGCCCGTTTTTCTTTCGGCAGCGGATCCGTAACACGCTCCCGCTCGCGGAGCATGGCGTCGGCCATCCGATACGATTCGTCGGCGTACTCGGCGTACGTCATCGCTTGGTCGTATGGATTGCTCGCCAGCAGCCCCGTCAACGCCGCAGCGGCGAACGTGTCACGATCGTTCATAACCCCGCATCCCCTTCCCGAAACAAGTGTTGCTTCATCGCCTGCCTCTCCACCATCGCCTGCACCTTGCCCGGCGTCCCTGGCGGTGCTGCACACCGTAGCGGCGGCGTCATGAAGACTTCAATGTCATCGCCCAGCGTCGACGCCTGGTACTCGATCTCGCGCACCGTATCCAGCACGAGCGTGTGATCGCCCGCCCTTGCCCGGTCGACGAGCTCGCCCTGGCCGCCCGACTCGGGCTTGTAGAGCAGTTCGACGCACCACGTCACTCGAGCACCGATGCGGGCGAGCCGCGTCAAGAACTTTCGCAGCGACGGCGACAGCGTCGTAGGCATACGCCGCCGCTTGCCTTTCGGTGGCGGCAGCGTGTCTTCCTCCGCCCACAGCATCCGATTCACGTCGCCCATGCGGGCGAGTGTCGCAGCGGTGTCAAGTCCGCCGGGCTTCGCGGCACGCACCACGAATGAGCGTGCGATTCGCCATGCCATCGAACCACATGCGAGCGAACGCCTCGACGGCGGCCAGCCCGACGGTCGAGTAGAGCGTCTGGAGTTGAGGCGAGTCGCCCCACATGGCCTCGACGTCCTCCCGCACCTTGGCGATCAGCACCTTGGCGTCGGCTACCGCTGCCATCTGGGACGCCGGCTGGTCACGGGCGAGCTTCGTCCAATGGTCCGAGTTCCAGTTCCTGCAGATCGAGTCGACGAACTCATCAAACGCCCGGCCGGCGTGGACGGCTCGCGGCCCGACATCCGCACGGAGCCGGTCCCGCAGCATCGGCAGGAGCCCGGCCGGCGCGGCGCTCACCGTTTAACCTCGCCCGCAGGCGCAGCGTTAACGCCAGGCGTGAGCGTCGCGCCGGCTGGACGTTTGCAGGAGCACGAGGCCGGGCAGGGACATGGAGTGCGGTGGCCGTCGCCGTGGACGATCACGCCCTTCCCGCCGCAGTCCGTGCAGCAGGAGGGCTTGGGCGGCTCTGGCGCGGGCTGTGGCGCCGTCTCAGTGGCGAACGTCGCATATGCCACCGAGACCGCCGCCGAGGCTCTGGGTGCTTCCTGGTCGATCGCAGCGGGATCTGCTGCCAGCCAGGTCAGCCAAGCGATGATCGCCTCTCGCATGTCACCAGCCCTCCCCGTGGTGCAGGACACGATCGCCATGCTCGTCGACTCGGGCGTGAACGTAGCGCGGCTCGGCCGGCGGCGGCTCGGCAAAGGCGAGAGCCCATAGGCCGAGCTTCGCCGCCCGCGCCAGGAATCGCAGCACCGGCCGCTCGGGGGCTGGCCGCACGGGCGAGACGGGCGACGTCGCCGCCCACCAGCCGAGAGCCATGCCGGCGATTGCCGACAGGACGAGGATCCGCATATCGCGTTGCCGGGTGTCGACCGGCGTCACAGCGTCAGCCATGGGACGACCTCCACCATTCCAGACCGTAGACCAGGGCGACGGCACCGACGACAGATCCGACCAACCCGGCCGGGCCTTCGCCGAACGGCAGCCCGCCGATGATCGAGCCGGCGATGCCGATGCCGATGGCCGGCACCCAGCCGTCTTTGATCTTGCCCGGCATCAACGCCTTAGCGACGCCGCCGACGATCGCACCGAAGATTGCCCACGAGATGAGAGCCATGCGTGTCTCCTAGAGTCCGAGCTGGAATACTTCGGCCACGAGTCGTGCCGTGTGCGGGCGGGCGACCTGGCCTTCCGGTCGGGCTGGCTGCATCCAGCCGCCGTGATCGAGGTCGCGGTAGCGGAAGCCGTCCGTGTCGCCGATGGCCCAAGCGTCCTCGAGCATCCGTGTTTCGACGACAGAGCGGCGAGCCCAGTACGAGCCCTCGGGCATGTCCTCGGGCCACTTCGGGCCGCCGATCCAATTCGGCCCCCAGCTATTGAGGATCAGCACGCAGTCGTCGGGCGATCCGTTCTTCCTGTGGCGCACCGCAATGGCGACTTGCTGGTGCATCCAAGTGCCAGATGCCTCGGCGATGCCGTCTTTGTTGCGTGTGGACTGAAAGCCCTGCGAGCTTGCGAGCGTCACCGGGTAGCCCGACTCCAAGGCCGCGGCCAGTTCGCCCCATGTGCGAATGGCTACGACGTGCTTGCATGGATGCTTCTTGGCGATGGCGTCCATCTTGCCGCCGTCGTTCTGGCCGCCGCAGCCGTAGGCACCCCATTGTTTCGCACGCTCGCCCGAATACTCGGTGAGGTCGATGCCGTTGACCTTCTCGCGGTAGACGACGCCAAACTCACGCAGGAACTTCGCGGCACCGAAGCCGGTGGCGCCATCGCTCCAGCCGCCGTAAGCCTGCGCACCGTCGCCGGGCCTGCCTCTCGCTTCGACGCGCGATCCGCCGTAGATGGCTTCCGTGCTTGGGAGCAGTGGCGGCTCGGGCAGCTTGCCGAGCGACCATGAGATGCTGTCTTGGCAATACACGGCGTGCATGGCGCCCCATGAAACGCAGTCGCCGATCAACTGCCGGCCGACGAGAAACGGCTTGCCGTACCTCACACGGTGTGCCTTGTCCATGTATCGATAGAGAAACGTGTCGACGCCTTTGGCTTGCTGCATGGCGTCGGCACCGGCCTGCGAGAAGAACTTCTCGTTACCGAGCGTGGCGAGAAACGCGCGAGTGCCTTCCGGGTCGGGTGTGTATCCGAAGCGGCCGTCAACTTGCTCGACGACACGATGCGTGTAGTGCTCCACGACGGCGCCCAGGACCGCCATCAGCACGACGAACGCCACTGCCGACCATGTCCACGCTTGCGGTCTGCTCACCGGACGGCCTCCGCTGCGGCCTCGGAGAGATCACGGTAGGCCGCCACCCACGCCCTTCGGCTCTCGGGCGTCACCGGGCCACCGCTGGTGCCGACGGCAGCGTCGAGGAACGTATGCACGGCCTGCTTCACCGCCGGCTGTCGTGCCCCCAAAGACTCGCCCTTCATGCGGGCCTCGCGGGCGGCGATCCGAAGATCGTCAAACGCCACGCCCGTTTTCAGCCGTGGCTCGGTGAGCGTGCCGTCTCGCTCGATGCAGTCGGCGAGCTCGTCCAGCAACGCTGAGAGTAGGGCAGCGTCTTCGGCAGCCGTCGGCCCGACAAACTTGCCTCTGAGACTAAATGAGTCAGGCGGCATCGGCTGCGGCATCGGTGCCGGGCGAGCCGGTCGCCACGCGTAGCTGACGAGAGCGGCCACGACGAGAGCCGCCGCTGCGGCGTGCTTCGGGTCGATCGGGTGCGTGGCGAGCCACGCCTTGACCTTCTCGGTGAGTTGCGAGCCGAAGAAGAGATACGCCGCTACAACGAGCAGCAGGCCGGTCATCATGCGGTAGCCCTCACCATACGGAGCAGGATTTCAACGGTGCCGCTGGCGATTGCCAGGACGAGAGCACGGATGGCCGGGCGGCAGAGAACGTAGAGCGGCCACGCCACGAGCGGCACGCAGCGGTCGGCCAACGTGTCGAAGAGTGCCGCCGCGGCCTCCATGGCGAGCTCTTTTTTCTGCTGCCCGGTCAGCGTGGTGACGGCATCGAGCGTCGCCACGGACAGCCGCAGCAGGGCGGCGAGCAACTCGCCGAACTCGTTCCACGTCAGGCCGCCTTGGGCCTTGGCTTTCGCTACGACGAGGAACGCGCCGACCTTCTGGCCGATGTCGGCAAACGCAGCGGCGGCGGCGATCGGGGCGTCGGCGATCATGCCGCCAGACTAGGGCGGCACTATCGGTCACTCATCCGGGTCTGCCTCGACCTCGGCAAGGCAGGCAGCGTAGCCAGCCAAGTCGATCGGCCCGTCGCTCGTTTTGTTTGGGCCGTTGTAGCGGGCCACCTTGTCGAGCAGCATGAACTGAGCCCAGTCGGCCTCAGTCAACGGCCGCTTGAGCACGTCGGCGAAGGCGGCATTGATCATGCCGATGGTCCGCCGGAAGTGGTGCTTCGGGCCGCCGTACTTCGGGCGACGGTCACGGATCACCGCGAGAGCATCCAGCAGCAGTCGCTCGGCTGGATGCTCGGCGTCGTCCGTCAGCCGCGGCTCGGTGGGCTTCGCGAGCAGGCTGTCACCAGTCCACCGAATATCGTCCGGTGCCGTCTCAAGCTCACGCTGACCACGCAGGATGTAGTCGGCGTCGATCGTCATGCCGGCGTCGGGCGTCCGCTCGTCGTCCTCGGCGATGTGCTCGTCGACGTCCACCATCGGCCCACGCTCGTCGATGGCAGCAGTGTGGCACTTGCCACCGTCGCAGCATCCACCGACGGCGTCGTACCACTGCTCGGCTGGCTTGCCGGCGGCAACTGCTTCACGGCGTGCGGCGATGGCGTCACGGAGGCGGGCGTTAGCGTCTTCGAGTTGCTGCGTCATGGCGTCGAGCTCCTGGAGGATGGCGTTGCGTTCTTTCAAGATTCTTATGACATCCGCTGCAAGTGCGCCGCTGGTGCCGGTCCACTGGCCCATGAAACGGCGGGCGCGTTTCTCAGCGTCGGCAAGATAGTCGGCGGGGAGGCGGGTCATTTCTGCGCCCGCAGATCACGGTCGCAGAAGAGCGGATATGCCTTCGTGACCTCTCGCCGTCCGTGGTCGATGACGATGGCGGCCTGGCACGGCGGCTCGTAGTTCGCTTTGATGCGGACGGCGTATGCACTGTGGCCGATGACGCTGCCGTTGCTGACGTAGCGGCCCGAGCGGCTCCACGAAAACTGATGCCAGTGGCCCAGGCACGTCAGGTCGGCTCGCTCGGTGGCGTCCCATGCGGCGATCGCCTTATTCAGCGGCACATGGATGCCGCCGATGCCGCCCTGGAATCGCACGGCGTGGCCGTGGCAGAAACGGATGCGGAAGCCGTCCAGGTCGACGTAGTTCAAGTGGCCTTCGCCGATCTGCCACGAGACGTTCTTCCGCCGCTCGGCGGCACGCATCGTGAGGTACAGATGGTGCTCGTAGCTTGTGTCGGCTTCGTTCGTGCGGAGCTTCTCTGTCGTGCGTCCGTGATTGCCGCAAGAAGTCGCCACCACTATTTCTTTCGCATTGTCCGCGGCGGCGTCGATGAATCCCCGCAGCCGCTCGCCTACCCAACGGATCGCCGCCAGCGGGTGTAGGCTGTTCTCCTCGGCAAGCTCGGGATGGATCATGCCGCTGATGAGGTCGCCGCCCAGCCAGAGCACGACACGGTCGATGTCGCAGAGCGTACGCTCGTGGCCGAGCATCGTCAGGAATCGCTCTTGCAGTTCCGCCAGCCGGGCTTCGCAGACGTCGAGGTCGAACTCGTTAAGCCCGTTGACGGTCTCAGGCCGCACCGTCTCTTCGCAGTGAATGTCTGAGAGCAGCACGACCATCGACGCCGCGTGCCGCTTTCGCTTCGCCGTCGTGGCAGTCGGCAGCCGCCGGGCCTCGAGCCCCTGGAGCGAGAGCATGGCGTCGGCACGTTCACGCTCGCGGTCGATCTGGGCGAGGGCCGCCTTGTACCGGCTCTTGGTCGACGCCAACTCGGCTCGCAGCCGGGCGAGCTCGGCATCGGCTGCCAGTTGCTCGGCCGTCGCCACGGATTCGGCGATCTCGTCAACTACTTTCCGAGCCATTCCAAAACTCCTTGGTAGCCGACGGTCGAGATCCCTTGCTCGCGGAGCCATGCGGCGATCGTCTCCGCTGCGGTCTTTTTCTTGTGGCCGAATCGCCCGGCGTGGTAGGCCGCCTTGATCTGGTCGAGCGTGCCGTGGTGCTTCGGATCGACGCGATGCTCCCACGACTTCGGCTTCTCAACGGGCAGCCGTGCCACGATCTCTGACACGGCGTCAGTCGATTTCGTCCCCATGCACGAATCCCTCCGCATCCAAGATCCCTGCCAGCGTGGTAGCCACCTCCTCGACGGCCTCCTCTGATAGGTCGGGCCACCGGGCGTGGATCACCTCATGGATGAGGGTATCCATGAGGTCAAGCCCGCGCAGGCTAGAGCAGATGCGGATCGTGCGATTCGTGTAGTGGCACTCGCCGTAGTTCTTACGCAGGCGGGCGGCCCTGGTGACCTTCCACCGCTCGCCGCCGATGTAGACCGTTCGTGAGCGTCGCCGTGCCATGGCCGCTATTGTGCGGCAGGCGTGGCGGATTCGGCGGGGGGTGGGGTGCCAATGCCGAGCCGATAGCCGAACTCATTCAAGGCTGCCTGCCGCTGGCCGCACCCGCAGTCATCTAGGCCGACAGCCTGGGCGACGGCCTGGGCTCGCTCCTTGGTGATGCCGATGGCCGATAGCCCAGAGGCTATACGGTCGCCGAGTCCGGGCCGCCACGAGCCGCAGACTTGGCGGGCGTTTATACGCGGGGCACCGCAGACGGTGCACGAGTTGCCGGTGAAAACGCAGTCTCGCGTCATTACCACACAATCGAGATTTCGGGCGTGACGTGGAACGACACGTTACCGGCGGCCCCGTATGTACGGGTGCTTGTGGCGCTTCCGCTGAAGGAGAAGCGGTGCTGGTTGGGGTGTGACGAATACAACCCCTGCGGGGCAATGGACGCGAAGGAAAACATGCCGCCGCTCGCGGCGACGATCCCGGTGGGGATATCGTAGTCCCGAAATCGCATGGCCTGTGTCGCCTGCACAGAACGACGCGGGTATAGCAGCGTTCCGCCGGTAGGAGAAAACGTGGCGGCGTCAAAGTCGTTATTCGTCAATGGGACGCTCACGGCCGACTCGTTCCTCACCGTTCCGTCCGCGATGGCTATAGGGGGCGATTGGTCCCACTTCACGATCGACGGGACGGCGTTGTTGGGCCACGCCGGGACCGCCTCCGATGTGTAAGTCGTATACGGCGATGAAGACGAATCACCTTGCGGCGCCGCAAAAACATTGCCGGGCAGCTCGAAGGTATTCATCGGAAAATACGTAGGCGGCGACATGTGCGCCAGTACGGTGCTGCGGCCGAACTGAAAGGGGTTTTGATCCCACGTTCCGTATTGCGGAACCGCCGCAACTCCGCCTATCGCCGCAGCAGCGCCGGCGTTAGGCCCGACAGACGCCACGCGACGCCGCACAACGACATTTCCAAAGACGCGAAGCCGGCACCTAGTTCCCTCGTAAACGTGCGGATCGTCAGCGGCTGCCGTTTCGTAGGCTGTTATGACCATATCAACCGAGATCGCGCCCTGGCTGTAAGTGAACCAAGCGCCAGAGACGAACCCGTCGGACTCGACGGCGTACTTGCTCAGGTCTGCGGATAGCTGGATGGCCTCCCCGAGGCTTGGCTCATCCTCCCAGACGCTGCAACTAAAGCTTGACGCCAACCAGTCGCGTGCGACCGAGTCCATTTCTGTTGTTCTGTCTGGTGCTTCAATGCCTCGGGTTGTGGCAGCAGCGTACATCGTGCTGCCGATCGTGGCCCCCTGCTGCCCCTGGTAGCCCTCTGGGTTTAGCGTCAGCGACACAGACGCAGACCAGAGCCGCTGATGTATTTCGCTGGCGGCCTGCCGCGAGCATCCGCAGCACGGCGAGCATGGCGCCCCGAGCATCTCAGCACTCCGTAGCGATCAGAACCCATTGGCCAGACGCATATGCGACCGCACACGACCTATTTCCAGATCCAGTAAGTTCCGCAAAAAGGTTTGTGACGGTGCGAGTGCCAGTTGATGCTGACGAAGAACTGGACACAGTCACTGTCTTCGTCGTCCCCTTCGGCCATGGCAAAGCAAACGTGCCTGTCGCTACGCCTGCATCTATGCGAACAAGAGCCCAATTGGAATCCTTCCAAATCACCTGGCAACCAGATGCCTTGCCAAGGTCGGCGATCTTGCACTGCACCACCCCACCCACCGCCACCCGCCCGATCTTCCCACTCTCGATCGGCTCGACCGCCACGCCCCAGGCCGTCGTCGTCTCTGAAGGCGTTCCGCCGGTCACGACGGGCGTGTCCTGGAACGACTTCGTCGCCGCGTCAGAGTCGCTCGAGGTCGGCGTGATCTCGACGCCGGTGATCGCCACCACGGCCCACCGGGCGAACGTCGTGGACGCTTTGCAATACACCCATGTGTAGGGCAGCGACGGGCCGACGGCTTCGCCGGCGGTGAATCCGCCCTGGCGGCCCATGACCAGGTCCGCCGCATCCTGGGCGCGATTCCAGGCCCGTGCGGAGATCGCACCGCCTAGCGGCTGGCCCGGCTCTAAGCGTCCGTCGGGGCGGGCCATGGGCTCACGTCACCCCGATGCCGAGGAGTCCGAAGTTGCTCTCACGGTATACGCGATTGACGTACACGGCCTTCGGCTTCTTCAGCAGCGTATTGCTGTCGACCGCGTCCTCGTACCGCACCCACATATACTCGTGTCCCTTTTTGTTGATGCCGGTGATGCTTCCCACCTCAATCGCTGGCACCGATCCGCTGGATCCGGCGTTGGGTGACGCCACGAAACGATAGGTGAGCGACCACGGCCCGTTCCCTTTCTGGGAGTCCCACTCTTGCGAGCCGCTGCATCCAACAAACAGCACCTCGCCGGCCGCCATCCCTCGGAAGGCTGCGTTGTTCGTCGTGCCGGTGACGGTCGCAAGGCTGCGGATGTAGGTGTTTGAGACGTAGGCGGCGGGAACGTCATACGTCTCTTGCCACTGCAACTGCGGCACGATGATGTCGACGCCGTTGACGCCGTTGGAGTCGACGCCGATCGCCTTGAACTGAGACGGCGAGCCGCCAGGATATGCCGTTTCCGACTCCGCCTGCGTGATGTGCATCGTGCCGCCGGTCGTGTCGAACGACCTGGCCCGCTTCATCGGATCCTGCGTGGCTGGCTCGGCGCCCTTCTTTTCGTAGGTGATCTGAACTTGCCAGGCGTCGTCACCTAGGTACTCGACGGAATACTGCTCGGCCCAGAGTTGAGCGTCGGCGACGCCTGGATACTGCCAGCCGTAATTGCCGCCGCTTATTTGGGCGTTGATATCGGCGTGGAGCTCGACGTCGTTGGTCGTTCCGAAGACCTTGTAGCTCTTGACGTAGGACGACGTCGCATTGCGGCCACGCCGCACGATCGTCGCCGACCGAGACTCGCCGTCTTCAACCCACGTCAACGCCATGGCTACGCAGCGACCTTGTCGCCGTCTCCGATCTTGCGGGTGTTCTTCGCCGTCTCTTCGGCAGCCTTGGCAGTGCGTTCCGCCAACGACGAGCC